TGTTTATTGTATATAAATGTTGGTTGCGTCTATGGAAAGTTCGGCTGCATACTCGCTCACGATGTCGGCCAGAAAGGGAAGTTGTCGTTCAATGACGGGGTTGAACCAGGCGATGACATGCCGGTTTCCGGTTCCCATTTTGAAGAAACTGTCGGGATTGGTGTGTTTCAGGTTGCCGTAACGGTCTGTCCATTTGCTTCCGCCTTTATTTCCTCCGTAACCACGTCCGGCGCCTCGTTGAATGTAGATTCCTTCCCGACGAAAAGAAAAGCCTACACGGTTCACCTCTTTAGCGTATTTTTTATCAAAATAGAGATTCGGATGTATCGATTCGGCCAAAGAAGTATCATGTTTCACCATCATGCGGACGTTCATTTGTAGCTTGGAAGTTGTATCAATTGCCCAGGCTTTCACATCATCATTGAATTGAAGCACTTTGTCGCTATCCTGTGCACGGTTGTATTTGTCGATCTCCGACACGGATTGCATCGTGAGTTCGAAAGGAAGGCTGGAAACAATGCTTTTATAACTTCGCCGACGATCCAGAATTTGTTGTGATAATAGATTATAGAATCCCATGATTAATCCTCCCACACGGTTTCGTCAACATCGAAAGTGACGTTTGGTTTCAGGTTGAAACCAAGAATTACGCCGTAAAAGTTGTCTGCAAAAGGACCGACGCCGCGTATGTTGAACGTCGATGCATCCAGATCATCTAATCCGTTGTCTGAGTTTTGCCGGTCACGCAGCATCACGGCCATGATTTGCGTTGCAATCAGTTTGCAGGCATCCTGGGCGTTGGCAATGGTTGAATCGTCTGTGGAACTGGTTTGTTGCAGTATGACGAAGAAATATTGTGGTGTCTCCTGCAGAGCATCCGCATCATTCATTACGAAATCAGAGTTTTTCCCGTCGATGGCAACCAGCACGACGCCATGCACCTGCGAAATGCGTGCGTCTAATTCGGTTACTTCTTCGGTTTCGGTACTGCGAAAGAAATGCTTATCGGTATTGGTATTCAATATCGATTTGTGGCGTGTGGCGATGGATTCGCCGTAAGAAAAGTGATTGTAGTTCATATCCGTTTCAGTTTACGGATACAAAAAAAGCCCCGATTAAGGGGCTTTGAAAGGACAAAAAAGAAGATTAAACGGAAAGTTTATTTTGTGGGAAAAAATTGGCGACATCTATTTCAGGATGAAGTTCAAAATATTTATCGCGTAAATAAATGCTCATTACCATCAACACACTTTCCATCTTTATGTTCAATTTGGTGCTGTTGTTTGCCTTATCCAAAATTTCAGTTGGATTTGGTAAATTGTAGATATAGTTCTTTATATCATTAAAGAAATCATGCTTGAGATTTTCATTCAATACAGATAAAGCGTTTTGCTCAACATCCAAAGCTACCTTTGGTTCCAATTTCTGTATTTCTAAAATAAAAAAATTCACATTGTCATCAACACATTTTTTTGCTCCTGAATTTTCCAAAAGAACTTCTCCAAATGAAGTTATCTTATAGGGGCTGCATTTTCGTACAAGTGAATCCAACGATGCTGGATCCTGCTTAATGATATATTCTTCAATTTTGCGAATGCTGAACTTTATATCAGACATAATTGAAACATCGTTCTGAATAGTTTGGATGCTCCTTTCATGTAAGTTACATGGAATTTTTTTTACTTCATCTTCCACTTTTTTAAATCGATGATATACCTTAAACCATATCCATGAGACTGAAACAGAAGCAATAGAAACAATAAGCATTATTGCTATAATAGGAAGGTGTTTGAACAAAAAATCAAAAGTAGCGTCCATGTCAAGTAGGGGGTTGATTTGAAGACGTTGAAAGTATCAACTGGAATCGATGCAAATATACGCATATATTTATAGAATTCGCAAATACAAAGCTATGAAATTCATATAAAAATGACTCCTATCCCTACTAAACAGAGTTAGGAGTCATTTTTCTATTCCGGTATCAATATATTCACCAATTCCTGAAGTTGGTGCCAGGCTCTCAGTCTTTCATCCTCCGGAGCTTCAGTCTTGTAAAGAATCGCCAAAAGGCGTTTCGCTTCTTTGTTGTTCATAAATTTGAAGTTTAATTTGAAAGGTTTCCCGGTTCTAACATAAATGATTTCAGCGTTACCACTACCTCATGTAGATTCGATAACAACTTGTTTTTTTCAATCACCTCGCTGTCGGAGGTTGGTTCTTGTGCTATAATCCAATCCATTGCCTGAAAAATGAATAAAAGATTACTCTGAATCCCGGCGTTCAATTCTTCTTCGGTTTCTCCCTGAAGATATACGAGCGCCCCATTGACTGATTCATTCAGCCTGAAGGTTGCGGTTGTTTTCATAATTCATAAAATTAAACTTCATGAACGATGAATTCTTGAACACTGATTTCAATCACTGTACTGCGCGTGATGTCGAATGTGAACACACTCGCTCCGGCCTCTTCGTAGAAACAACAATCGCATTCCTTGATGTTGTTTTCTGCCATTAACGCGGAAATTTCGCGGCTGGCATAATCGAAAAATGATTGAATTTTCTTCGCGGAAAGCATCCCTTTCAACTTGGGATGATGACTCGGGGCATCGGTTTGCACGATGACATGTTCTTTTGGTTTGTATTTCAGTGTTCTGAAAACGAGAGGATTAATTCTTGCCACTTTGATCGTACGATCGGGTTGTGGCATCAAGCGTTTAGGCTTTTTCTTGTTTGTGGCTTCTTGCGTAGGGAAGTTCATAACTTTGGTTGTTCTGCATTTATTTTAGAGCCATTTAAAATGGTAGCGGCGCTCATTTCCCGCTGCAGAACAACCAAAGGCTATTGACGGTCCACCCGTCTCGGAAAATGGCACCGCCATTTATACTTTAAAATAAAAAAACCACCTTATCAAGGCGGAGGCATAAAGCCTTTGATTTGTTCTGCGCTGCAAAGATAAGGTGGTTTTTCTGAAAATACAATAGGGATTACCAATTATCATTCCCATTTATAGACGAATTAACAAATTTGTTGAGTTCTGAAGCTAATCCCTTCATTTTATTGTCCAATAAAGACAATGCTTCCACTCGTGCCGATACTTCATTTTTAGGGGATGTGTCATTAACAAAAAATCGTTCTGCATCCAGTTTTCCGATATGAATCCCCCAAAAATCCATAAAGGTATATCCCAATTCGAAATCACTAAACGTGTATTTAAACCGTTCGTCTTTAATTTCAATCTTTATTGTTTGAAAAGAACTTATGTTGTAAAATTTCTTTTGTTTGCCGACAACATTAGATAGAAAAATATTGTCTTTAATGATAATAATACCGGCATCTTTATCATCCAGATCGATCACATATTTAGATGACTTATGGGTTTCGGAGATCCATTGCTTTACAGTAATATAAATTTCATTTTTTGTTTTCCCTGGTGCCGAAACAACTCCCGAATATTCAATTTTACCGTTTTTCATTGGAATTGAATCATTCTGTGCATAGGCAATAAAGGGAATTAATGCGAGTAGTAATAGAAGTTTTTTCATAATAAAGAAGTTATATTATCCGACAAAAATAGAAAATGCAATAGGGAAGAAGAATTATTCTAAATCATTTATCCTTTCATATTCAAAGAATCGTATAGCAATAGTGACATGAGGCTTATCAAGATCATCGGATTCATAGAAATAACAATCATTTAAGCGTATATCACCTTCAGAATCAAAAAATTGGGTTACCATATTTGCCGGAATGTAACCAATTCGCACATCATCAGAAGTAATCACCTTAATTGCGTTTTTATCGACAGGATTGTTTTTTTCTCGTTTAAGATAAAGCTCATCGTTGAAACTCAAATTATTAACTTCATTTATGGCCCTTTCTGATAAGTAATAAGTACCTGCAAGATTGATCTGAAATTCATCTTCGCCATATATTTTCTTAAAAAGTGGCTTATATACTGGCTTCGTAGGCACAATAATATCGGATTCTTGAATTTTATTTTCTATTTTCTCCGTATCTGAAAAAGTATTTACAGAAAAAATAATGATTCCAATCACAACAATAATAATAAATATAACTATCATAATTACTTGTTTTTGAATGTAATTTACCAGTTATCGTCTGATTTTTTATTTATCTCTGTTTTTAGAGATTCAATTATAGAGTTAATTTTTTTATCAAAATAGAACAATACTCTTTCATTTACATCTAATCGGTTCGAGCTTTTATCTATAAAAGAACTAATAGGCAAAGTAGTTTCGCCGATATCAGGAAATTCCCGTAATTGATATTTTATTAAAAAGCCATCAATGGTATATTTATATCTGCCATTTTTGACATAAATATTAATAAAGTGTATAGAATAACAACCCAAGTATTTAGGATTATCATAATCTGGTATAAAAACTTTCTGTGAAATAGTGATTGTTCCATCATCTTTGCTCTGATATTTCACTTCTGATTCAGAAGCAACAACATTTTTTTGAAGATTTACTGCCCATTGAATAGCACGTCTATAAATTTCATCTTTCGTCAAAGTAGAATCTTTTACAATTCCGGAATAAACTACAGTTCCATCAACAATAGGTATTTTTGATAAAATATTAGTAAAATCTTGCGCCATAGCCATTATCGGCAGTAAGGCAATAAGAAAGATAAGTTTTTTCATAATAATTTAAGATTACCAGTTATTGTCTGATTTTTTGTTCATGTAATTGATATATTCCTGAACCTGTAAATTGAAGTAATCTTCAATTGCTTTTTTCTCCTCCGGCTTTATAAGTTTCCCCTTATTGTTGAAAATAACAAAATGACCAAATGTACTTCCTGAAAATAAAACAGAATATTCATTTCCCGGCATGTGCATATCAATAGAGACAAATTCAAATTTCACCTTTCCATCTTTGAATTTCAATTCCGTATCATATGTAATATCGACAGGTATTTTAACCCATCCATTTTTATAGTTGAACACGCTTGGAGCAAAAGTGGTAAACCGAAGATATTCGTTTTTTATATCTCCTTTTTTTGCGTCGGCAGGAGATACCGTAAATTCGTTGATGTACTTGATTGTTTTGTTGTAGAGTTGCTCGGCTGTTTGACCCTCAAAAGGCAAAACCACATACGAAATTGTTGAATCTTTTGCGTTTTGCAAACTATTTTGAGTTACGATAAATGTTTGCGCCATAGCCATTATAGGCAGGAATGCGAGTAGGAATAGAAGTTTTTTCATAATAATGAAGTTAGATTATCCGACAAAGATAACAAATTCAAACAAAACAATAAATAGGGAAAATGGTCTATTAATTAGAACAAAAAAACCCCTACATTGCTGTAGGGGGTCGGAGTGAAACCAGGTTGTCAAACGATAATCACACTACCGAGATAAATTGTTTTCCAATGCTATGCAGCCCGTCAACAATAGCCTTCCGTTTATCACTACGAGGATGACGGAATCCGGTTAAATAATGCCCGAGTTGTTTTTCATTAATGCCTGTTATACGGCTCAGCGTGGCACGGGTAATAATGCCGTCAAAATAATACAATAAAGCCTGGACGGACATTTCAAATTCAAGTTTGTATTCTCCCTGCAAAATAGCCGGAATATCTTCATTGTTCAATTTCATACCTTCGATATGAAATTCAATAGCTGATGCGTAAGCCTCTTTTACTCCTTCAAGCGTTTTGTGAGTTGCCACACAACCGGGAACCTGTTCGGAAGCTGCTCCATAATTTTCGCCCCAGTCAATAATCACTTTAATTTTTCCCATTGTATTGTTTTTTGTGCAGGATGGTTATTTCCACCCTGCTTGTTTGAAAATGCTGTTTAATAAAAATTGCGTTTGAACTTCATTGTCTTTACCATTTACGGTCACTGTTCCTTTTTTTGTCGGATGATTGAACTGGCGATGACTTCCTTTTTGCCTTGCTATGTACCAGCCATCATCCTCCAACATCTTAATTACTGTTTTTGTTTTTAGCTTATCCATTTCTGTAGTTCTTATCGTTTGACCCTACAAAGATAGTATTTTTACTATCAAAAAGCAAGTGTTTGTATGAAAACGGGGTGTTATTTATAAATGTTTAACACAATAAAAAAGCCCTCAATATAGGAGGGCCTTCGGATCAAATCATAATGATACGATAAATTTCAATTCCCGGATGGGTCTTATTGTGGCTTTATTTCAAGATGTAGATATTCAATGACTTTCTCTAACTTATCAAGAGGATACGTTTCACGGGTTCCTTTCAAAAATTCATTGAAATTTGAATAATTGAGGCCAAGTTCACGTGTAACATGTTTGACCGGCAAGTTTTGTCGCTTCAGTTCTGCTTTAATCGCTTCGCGAAACATTCTTTCTTGGGTTGTATTTTGTGCAAACATACGATTATTTTTTGAAAAATGGATGATTGGCTAATATTACTGCATTTTCTTCGCTCGTGATGCGGATGTATTTGAAAAATGCTTGCTCTGTTTTGTGACCGGTGATCAACATGATACGAAAAGTTGGAATCTTAGCAAGATACATATTTGTAGCTCCAGATCGTCGTGCCGTATGGCTGCTTACGAGTTGCCATTTCAGGTGATTTTTCCGCTCTATCTTCATACCCACCGTGCGCTCGATGCGTACCGCTGCATTGATGCCGGCCTTCTTACATACTGTTTTGATCACTTTATTGAAATTCTGTGACGATCGCATTACAGGAAGCACATTGCTATATTTCTTCATGATCTCTTTCACGTAAGGATGCATCGGAATACGCACCGTGGTGCCTGTTTTTTTAGTCTTTATGACGATGTTATTACCTATCACATTATCATATTTCAGCGTTGAATAATCGCTGTATCTCAAAGCTGTGAAACATCCTATAATGAACACATCACGCACGATATCTGATTCACGCTTTAGTTTTAGGTTGTTAATTCTGTCAATTTCTTCAAGCGACAAATAAACAGCTTGTACTGATTCTTCAAGAGGCAAAGTGAATTGAGACTGTGCGTCGATTTTGAATCCTGCACGATTAGCGGCATTCAAGACTGTTAACAACTTCTGACAAAAAGAACGTATCGTATTTTTGCAATAGTCTTTTTCTTTCAGATAATAAATAAAGTCTTCAAGTGTTGTGTCTGAAAATGAGTCGGTAAACAGTTCTATATTTCGTGTTTTTTCGTAATCAGTTACCTTTCTTGCCAGGTTTCTGTATGTTCTTTTGAATGCAGGTGATCTATGAGCTGATGATGCCCGCTTTAGTGCAAGGATTGCTATTCGCTCTCTCTTGTCACTATTGACACGGGTAAATAAATTGCTTATCTTTGTCATGTAAATTTTATGTTAGTAGATCGTTTTCTGGTTTGCTTTCAGAATTACCCCTGCCATTAGCGCGACAGGGGTTTTTCTTGTAATATCAAATTATTTCTTCTTTGCCTTCAACCTCTTTTGCTACCCGGATCGTTTCCTGATAGCTTTTCCAACCTTCAACGTATTCAAGAAAATCAGCTATTTGAGTCTCTTTTACAGAGACAGCAGCGTTGATTTTTGTAATAAAATCTTCTATTGCAAGAATGAAGGCAGGAAAGCAAATAAAAATGCAGGTATAATCAAAAATATCACTCACATCTCCGAATACCTTTATTGATTCCCAATTATCCCCTATTTCAGAGTCGTAAGTATGTATTTTAAACTCTCCTTCAGAAATAACAAAATAGGCAGAGTTGTGTTTATATTCTGCTGGAGTTGGTTTAAATAATAAAGCAAAGTGCTTTGATTCAACATAGCTAATGTCTGTATACTTGCTAAAATCGAATGATTTCATTAAATCAATGACTGCCTTTTTTGCATTCTCGGTTGTGTTTTTGCGTTCGCTCAATTCTAAGTTTTTCATTTTGTGTAAATTTTGATGTTTGTAAATATTCCAATATGGTCTGATTAATGCCGTATAGCCGGCAGCAAAGCAAGAAAAATTGATCATTCAATTATTTGTTTTATTGAGTTTAATTGTTCATTGCATTCAATTAATCCTCGCACTTTTTCCTCATATCTAATCATGCTATTTGTCATCCCCTGGTCACGATCCGCATTTGAATATTCTATAATTATTTTATTGTATTCCATTATTGTTTTTCTGTTTTCAGTTATACGGTGTTCAATTGCGATAATAATGTCATTTGAGTTCATGATTGTAAGTTTTAGTTGTAAGTTTTACTTTCCTTTCTGGGATCAAAGATACTCATATATGAGTACTATTTCAAAACGTTTGCAGTTAATAATATTCAAATATGAGTGCTATTTTAAGAGGTTGAAGTTAAATATACTCAAATATGAGTATATGTAGTGTATAGTAGATGCAAAAAAAAACCGCCCGATCTGCACAGACCAAGCGGCTGACTCCATGAAAAACAAAATGGACGAAGGTTATTTCATCATATCAGTCATTCTTTCATGCTCTTCTACAGCCATTTCCATGCTGTATAGAGCATCATAAAGATTTGAGTTTCTTACTTCCGGCTTTTTCGTTACGTCGCCGTTAGCCAAGGTGTTTACAATCCGCATTTGGTTTTCAAACACGCTGCCTTTAGCTTCGCCACCACCGGAAAACGTTAGCGGAAATTTCGCGGTAATAAAATCGAGACAACCGAGATAGAACCAAAAAATTGCCATCTTCACGTTTGGATCCAGGTGAGAAACCAACTTCACATCATTCTTTCCCTTATAGGTATAGATCACGGAGATAAAGAGATCAATCGCATTGTCATCCGTTTGCATCCTGTCCTGGTATGTCTGCAGAAAAATAAATTGATCGTATGTGATTTCCGTCAACCCATCAGCGGGACCTTTCAATGTTCTTAACCGGCTTGTCAAAGTCGGGAATGGATTCCGGGTAAGTTTCGGATAGATGTAGCGGTTGCCTTCTTCATCGGGATCCGATAGAAGAAAATCCAACTTTTCGGCTTGATCGTTTATCCATTCCGACGAAACAAGGTGTTTTTCGCGTCCGATTTTCAACAAAAACAAGCCGTTTCGTTTCTGCTTAATGCTTGCATTGAGGCAATAAAGCATCATTTTCACCTTACATTCTTGTGGCGAAATGTTTTCGGAGGTAAGTTTTAAGAGGTATAAAATCTCTTTTGCGGTTAATTCGTTCCAGTTGCCCGGTAGTGATAGTTCTTTCATCATCCTAACATGAAAAAGGTTTGTTTATCCCAATCGTTATATCCCAATGCAGTGATCACAGGGGTATAACTAAGCGCTGTCGCATTTACATTGAGCATTGAAATCAATTCCTGCATGTAGAATTTTGATTGCTCTTCATAGAAATTTCCTTGATCTTCGGTTATATAAAGTGGCCTGAAAAGAGGTTTATACTCCACTCCGTAGCGTGGAACTGCACGTTCCAGATTACTGTTTGCATTATGAAAAACAAAGGCGATTCGATTTGCAATGTACTTTTTAATCAAGTCAATGACTCCTTTTTCAATATCGGTTGCGTCCGTTGCGCTTACTTTTGCAAGCAATGAATTGAATAAATCATTACCAAGAAGTTTCCAGATATCCTTTTTTTCAATGCCATTCATGGCCATGAAAATGGTCTGATAGGTCAACCTGCTGTATTGAATATCAACAAGGCCATTATCTTGAAAATCGGTTACGGACCGGATGAAATGCGTTGCATCTGTTTTGTAGTCGGTATAATTCGCGCTGTTTGTTTCAAGAAATTGCAAAGCCAGTTCAAGGTTGTTCCATCCCCGTTCCTCCAGGCTTGCCATGTAGTTGGCTATTTTATTGTCGCTTGCAGGTGCCAGTTTCTCTGTCCTGGAAACAGTGTGCCCGGTATCACCGAAATTGATGCTCGTTTCACGGGTTGCAACCAATAATGCGAATGGTGCCAACGAACGTTGAATCACCGGAAGCAATTCCGCCATTGAAGCGTTTTCAGTTGGACGGGCAGTTGCGTATGCTTCCAAACTATTCATCAATGTAGCGCCAATATATCTGCTTACAAAAATATCGCGTGCATCGTCGATGTAAGGTGCCACGACACTCAATGATAGTGATCGGTTGATCTTGACGAAACCACCTAATTCGTCGATGGATTGAAATAGATTACTCATGATTAAATTTTTTGATTGCCGATTTGTTTCGTTGCGCCGGTGCCTTTATCAATCGTCTCAAGAACAATGTTCGGGATCATGAAATGAATATCTGCCGGCCATTTGTTGATCACCTTAGCGATGTAAAGAGGCATCGTAAGTGCGTCGCGGATCGGCTTTGTCATCGCCTGTTTGATGATGAACAATTCCCTGGCTTCAGTTCCATTGATACTTGTCGATTTTCCGGGCGATGCACCGATAATGGATGGATGTACGCCGGTGGCTGAATAGATGACATTGCTTGCTTCTTCACTGTCTTCGATATATTGTCCGTCGCTCAGGCCATTCGGCACGGCTGCAATGATGATATCCTGCTCTTCAACTCCTTTCACTTTGTCATAAATGAATTCAGATATGAAACTTTTCCCGGAATTCTCGGCGCCAGAAAGGAATTTATTCATGTCTTCAAGAAACTTTCTCTTACGTGCTACCTTCAGGGGTTGTTCCGTTATTCCTTCAGAGTTAAATAACTTGTCCCAAAATCCTTCACGTATCTTCACATGATACTTGATCACCATCGAATTACGGATAAGAGCCTTTTTGAATTCCGGGATAGCACAGGCAAAATCGTACCAACCGGATAGAAAAATACTCCACCATGCCGGCAGACCGTAATAGAATCGTCCGGGCGTTGGAGGCGCCAGGCTCATCACATAACTTTCTGCACCATCATCCACATTTTGTCCCTGATCATTTGGAGTTATCCCGACTCGTTGTTTAAGTTCGTACAACGGAGCTTTCCGATCGAGGAAAGGTGTTGCTATCAGATCTCGTGAAGGTTGCAAATGCCACCAGGCGGAATATCCATGCCATTCTATTTTTCCGTCTGCATTCATCTGGCTCAACCGACTGTACACCGCTTCAAGATTAACTATCTTGACAATCTTTCTGTTAGATTTTTGCTTGTTGAAAACAAATTGAACATACGCATCTGCAAAAACCGAAATGTCATTAGCCCACTCTTGTGTAAGTCTTATGTAATTATTATCCTGGATGAACTCAAAAATATCAGGCGCTTCACTTTCAAGCAATTCCTCATAAACCATCTGCCCTGTTTTATCACGTTTCTTCCGAACCACCATGATACCATCACCATATGCGATTCGTGTGTTAAATTCAATCGAACTCGACACTGCCACATTCTTGTAACTTCTGCGAATGATTTCAGTTGGAAGATCATTTTGAATGCCGCGTCGCATCCATGCCGGTATTACTTTAAGTTTGACATTAATCGGATTAACAATCTCGCCTATGCGATAATCTGATTTTTCGATTAAGTCATCCGAATCCATCATTAACACCGCGGCCTTGGCGCCAGACAAATATGCCGTTGTTCCAAAATCAAAAACTTCCTTATTAGTTGTTTTTTTTGCCATTTTAGATATAGACTTTGAGTCCGTTGAACCGGACGATTAAGACACGTTTTATTTTTCGCGGGTGTGTTTCCCCGGCTTGCATGATGTTCACCGTATCACCGGCAGTATGGATCGAAGTAAGAATAGCCTTCGGGTAATCAATCCTTTCGCCGGTACTTAGTTTTACGAAGCGGATGGAAAACTCTTTGCGCCTTCCATCCGGCTCTTTTCTTTCCATAATCTTGAAAATCTGGCTTATATGAATTCTTTTTTTTCCCATGCTCATAGGCAATTACTTAAGATTATCTATGCTTCCGACTGCAAAAAAAGTCACTATCAAACCGCATTGAAAGGACAAAAAAGGAATTTGCACGGGTTCTTTCGCTTACTTTCTAAGCCGTTTTTTAGAAAGGAAGGCGATTTTCTTTGCTACTTTCTTTGATCGCCTCCAATGAAAGAAGTCAAAAAGTTAAACATTCTAAAATATCAAACGTTTCACATGAAAATGAACTCATATTTAATGCTAAAAGTTGTTTTTCAGATTAATAAAGGATTCGGAAAGGGAAAAATTTTCCTTTACTTTACCTGCAGGGCGCGCACCGCCCTCAATGGAATTTGCGAACGCAAAAAAATAAATACCGTAATATGCTGGGGGATGTGGCAGATAATAAAATTAACATTTTCCCTCCCTAATAAGCATCACGCATGTGATACCTATGATTTCAATAACATTTTAATTAAAGGAAGATAGCGCCGCCTGAAGATTTAGACGGTTCAACGAAATAGAAGTTCATCCCTGTAAAAAGAGTATCCCACGCGTCTGTGATGTGGGTTTTGTATTCGTCTGGTGTATCTGGTGTGTCTGGTGTACCTTCTGGTGTTTTGTCTTTTTCAAATCCATTTTTGCCTTGACGGATCCCTGATTGCTCCATAGCAATCTTAAGGTATTCATTATGGATTAAATTAAATGTTGGGAATAACAATGAAGGATCACCCTTGAGTGCAAGATCAATTTGTAGATGCTTCCAATCGTGTCGTGGTGCTTGACCGATGTATACTCCTGTGATTTTGTATCTATTTGCGTTGAATACCTTCATGACTGTTTCAGAATAACTCTCCGGATTATTACCTGATGTCCACACGAACGTGTGATCATAATAGAATACTACATCCTTGTTAATCTTTGGCAGATAGTAATCACAAACTACCTGGCATAAGTCTTGCAATTTCCTTGGTGTCTTGACAAAGAATGAATGAATAGTTCTTAACTCATTACATATTACCTGACCTATTGCACATGAAGATATAGCAGCATTTGAATCGAATGCAATGTGGATAGGTTTGGTGAAGTCTACATCACCATCTCCCATACATCCAGACATGGTGAGTTTTTTCCAATCGCTACCTAATACAGATAGTCGGCCATTGTCTGGTGGTAAATAGAAGTGTATGTTATCATCCAGGGCAGAGTAGAACCCATTCGCTACTTTGAACAGTCGTTCGTTCATGAATGCAGTTCGCCATATCAATGGTGGACTATCACGATACATTTGCCATATAAAGTCTTCGCCAAGTACTTCATAATTATCAAATACATCATATTCAGCATAGAATACAGTGTATTCTTTTTTCTTTCCTTTTTGCGGAACAATTGGCTTTTGATAACGACGTGCAAGGTTTAGATCGTCTCTTAACTCTTTTGCATGTCGAATCACATATTCTGTTTGTTCCGGCATGCCTTCATATCGCTTAGTCTCTTTGTATAGATTACGGATATAATTGATATGATCTACAGACATCTTATCTTCTTCTTCCAATATCCAACGTCCCATTTTGGATGTTGGCATATCGGTTGAATACAACGTTGAATGATGCCACGGATTAGAATCAAAATATTGCTTATTGCCTCGGTTAGCTGGATTGACTTCCGATTTTATTTTATCGTAGCTCAGAAACTTTGCTTCCGGGCCAATGATCCAATCGAGCGACATGGAATTTGCAGACATGCCTTGATTGAATGATAGCACAACCATGATAGTGCCATTCCAAAAATGAAAGCAATTTTGCCATGCTTCGCGTAATGGCGGGCGTTTGGGTTGTTTGAAGTTTAGATTTTGTGGGGCGCGGCGGCCAACAAAGTAGTGAACGCCTTCGAAATATCCCCATTGTGCTAATGCGTGACAAATAGCCGGCAATGTATTGCCCCAGGCTTTTGCATAAGTAGGCGAAATAAGTGCGCCGGTACTGCCTGGCATTGCCCAGACACGCTGAAGAATAAAACGCGCATCAATGCCTTCTGATTTACCGGTTCCACGAGCTGCAACAATTCGTTCTTCATGTGCACTAACAACCATAGCGGCACGTTGTGCACGGTTGAAAAACTTTTTAAAGGTTGGTTCAGCCGTATGAAGTGAGTTTAACTTGCTATTAATTTCTTGTTCATTCATCGACTTCTTGTGCGTCAGTTGCAGTTTCTAACACTTTGCCTTTGAATAAGGCTCTGAATTCTTTTCTATGAGCTTCCAAATCCGGTATTGGTTCCATGCCGTCAAGAACCGATATATCATCTGTAGGTTCCCAATTTGGTGGAATCATCTGACTCCAATCAAAAATTTCATCGTCTTTATCTGCCCGGGTATATTTACCGATTTTGTCAATGTTGGCGGCAACACCTTTAGAATCTTTATTTGCAACAGCTATGATATAACCTTCTTTTGCACCTTCGATTATCATGTGTCTATACCAGTCTTTAGAAGACAACCGTATATTTCCAACAATCTTTGTTATAGCAGCTACATCACGATAAGCTTGCGTCTGACTGATTATGTCAGTTAACCCGCCACATCCACGTCTTAAAAATGAAACGAGATCCTTATCTGGCATTAAAGGATCTTCAAGTAGTTTTGCGACACTAAGCATTATGCGCTCTCTTATTTTATTTTCGCGTTCAGTTAATGAAACCAGGGCATCTTCTTTCGATTTAAAAAGATGCTGTTCAATTTTATCATATATAGATGATTCCTTTGCCATGGCTTTATTCTTTTTGTGACTGTTCAATACCGTTGTATCGAGGAGAAAAGTTAAGTTCCTTATTTTTCCTTCTTCCTGAAGGAAAAACAAGGGTCTTAAACTCTCCTAGCTGATGCTGAATGTAGCTATCGTGACGTTAGCCGATCGATTACCGGATAAAAGAAAAGGCAACACATCATGTATTGCCCATTCTCCGCGATGCATAAAAGGTTCGATTATTCCCGGAACGAAAGCTCGCGGGAATAACCGATCAAATTTGTTTTGGTTCATTCAAAGCTGCTATTTCTTGTTCGATATTGGCCTTATCGGCTTCGTACATAGTTAAACGCGAACGGGCATTCGTTTCAAGATTCTTCTTTCCTGCAGTTACTGCGTTGTCAATCGAAAGATTTGTACGCTTGATGTTCTCAGTCACGCGATTCAGGCGATTCTGCAGATACACGGATTGTACGGTTGAATCGTTAGCGCCTTCAACATCTTCGTTTGTTGGTTCAACAATTGCGGTCCCGTCAAATTCAGCCCACAACGATTTTTTTTCATCTGATAAATCGGTTAATTGTTCGGCTAAATCTTTACGTTCGTCATCTGTCAGCGTATCATCATCCAATTCGGCATGAATGGATGCCATCAATGGAACGATTTCCTGAATCCGTGAATAAGTTGCTTTTTTGTCATCGGTTAATGTCGAAACATCAACCTTTGAAATGGCAACATCCATGGATACTTCATCCTCGCTTGGATTTTTAGCTGCCGGTTCAGTGGCAGCAATGGTTTTGAAAGCATCCGGATTCGATTTCATTTTTGCTTCGATAGCTGCTATTTTATTCACCAACATGGTGAAATGCATATCGAAAGCAGCGATTTCCTCTTTCACATCCTTGAAATATGTCAGATACTTTTTCTTGATTTCATCACTTGCCAATTTTTCAAACAAGACAACACCGTCTGCATAGTTGCGTTTTTTGTCACCCAACCAATTTTGAACTTGCTTAATCATACTATTTTAATTAAGGTGCGACAACTGACAATGCATCCATATCAATGGGCGTACCCAAGAAAATAGTAGGCACAAACGAATCAGCTTCGAATGTGAATTTGTATCCGCGGCGATCTGCCGTTTTTTGTCCAAGATCAACAGCGGGCTTGATGTAACACAACATGCCTTTTTGACCGACCATAATTTGTTCGCCTCCTTTAGCTTCCAAAACAAGGTAGCCTGGTGTGTTGTTTACGTATCTGGCGAAGGCAGCGGCTTCCTTTAAATTACCTGGAAAGAAGAATTCACCTTTCTGAGTAAAAGATTGAGCGTCATCATCTCCCTGATTGTCGGCGCCATACTTTACCGTGTCTTTCGTACAATAGATATATTTCGGTGTCGATGTTCCATCTGAGAATACAAAAGCTCCTGCTGCAGTAACATAATCTGCATCGACTGTAATTTCAGCCGGAAGAGCCGGTGCAGCGGAAACCATTGAATCCGGAACAAAAAGCACCCGTTGCTTGAAACCGCCCGGATTGTCTTGTCCTGCACTCCACAGTAATGGTGAAACTCCTATCGGAATTGCAGCTGCGCATAATGCAAAAGATGGGTGGGGAAACACGAACAATGCTATCATTACAACAGCAAGAGTCAAAAGCGCAAATTTATTTCGTTTTAAATTTTTCATTTCTTTGAAAATTAATGATTTACACTAAGAAAAGGAGAAGGCTGTTAAGCCTTCGCCTGTTCCGTTATTGATTAATAATCGCCGGCATAGTTCACACCGGTGTTGACTTGCTCGTTCGTTTGGAACACTTTTTGATGCACGTCCCTTATACGTGTATCGTACGATGCCTGAATCCAGAATTGAACTTCGTTCGGATCCTGATACGGATTACGTACTTGCACATACGCATCATCCCCTTGGTTATTGACGCCAATATCTAACAGACCCGGCTTTTGCAAAGTCAGTTTGTCTCCGGTTCCCAAAGCCACATCATACTTAAGTTGCAGCCCTGGCGTTAGTGTATCAGATCTTAATTGGGTGATCAACTGATCAACAGTCGGGATCTGGAACATCTTCGTCATTCTCCAAAGTGCCTGACGTGCACATTCGATTGGATTTTGAGCAGCATACAAGAAAACATCTCCTGTTGTACGGAGCAACGGATGTGCCGATCTTATAAATGCTACCATTTGTTGGTAGGCTGTATAATCAGCATCACCAGTGGGAAGCACAAATGCACCGGTGTTTTTCAGATTGTTATTTGCTGTCGATATTTCACCGGCAGTAGTCAAAATATCAAGCTTTGGAAAGAATCCCGTAAAAGCCGTCATAGGACTCATCACGGTCGTGTCTCTTTCTGCGAAAAATAATGCAAACGTGACATCTTCTGCGACTGATTTCACGACATTGGTCAAAATCAACAGTTCTAATGGATGCCTTTTTGACTTGTTGTCAACCATTTCTCCCTGGTTGGAGATCACTTTTTTGTCTGTGTAATTCGTGATGTTGTCCACAATCTCTGCATACGTCCGTTCTGGCTTCAGACTCGATTCATAGAATTTCATCAATTCCTGTTCATTCCCAAGCGTCAAACCTGGAACGTATGGACGCAAAATACCTGCCTTACGACGTGTTGTGATCAATCGATCTTCACCTGTTACCTGAAGTATGTTAATACCCAAATTAGCACAGGTAGCGTTCAATGCAAAATACGGAAGTTCGCGAAGTACATCATTGTACTGAATCGCCATACGAGTTAAACTCGCAATGTTAACGGATGGTGTTTCCATTTTCGTAATAAGTTATTAAATTAATCCCTCTTCTTTTGCTTTCGTCAAAATGGAAAACGTGTCACCCGAATTCTTTTTACCAAATTCGGCC